GCCACCAGCCTTCTGCTCACGACGCTTGTCGCGCATTGGACCGCCGGCATTACGCTTCGCAGCAAGAACCTCTTGGTTCGGGTTCCGCGGCTTTGCCACTGGCACTTTGATTGTTAGGTCTTTGAGTTTCATTTTGGTTTTGCAAAATGTACAGCCAGTTTTCTCGCCCGCATCATAGGTGATTTCCACGCCCTTGTGCTTAGCGCTAACGGTGGCAATCAACGCCTTCAACTTCTTATGTGAGAGCTCGGTGAATTCTTGCCAATCATAATCCTCGGCATCTGAGCCATGGACATCACCCGGTGTCTTCCAGTTCCCCCAATCACGAACACTGACTTCCAAACCTTTGCCATTCTTCTCAGGAGTTGAGCGCCAGTCGGTGTCTTCCTTTGCAGCCAGCTTGGCCATTTCATAGATGCCCAGTAGCTCTCGAAGTAAGCTCAGTTCCCTGGCATAATGGTGATGACGCCAGACTTCTTGACCTCTTCACCGTACTTTTCTGGGTTGTTCTTCAGGCGAGTCTTGCGCATACTGACACCACTGAAATGATAGGACAACTTCAGCACGCCGTCGCGGTGCGACTTCACATCGAAGTCCATCTCATCCCAGCCCTTGCCATCGCTGTCAGGACCGTCTCCAATCCAACCTTCAACGATCTCTGTAAGTTGACTGATGTCAAACTTGGCGTGCGCATCGGTGTCGCGCGGTGAAGCAGTGACAGATGTCACGATGTCTTCGAGTGAGTCGGCCCAGAGCTCAAGGTCCTTCCAGTCGCCGCCAGATCCGCTTTCGATCTTCACCTGGTACATGTTCTTCGAAGCAGCTTCCTTGAGGGTCTTTGGCTTCTTGGCATACTCGTAGACGGTGCCCTTGACACCATCCCACTGTCCGATCGACTTGTCGTTCTCGTCGTGCGCTTCACCAATGTCCTTGTCGCCGACGATTGTCATCGTAGGACAGACTTTGCGGCAGGCCCGCTTCCAGGCATCCCACGAGTTGTACTCGGTGTCGCCCAGATGATCCTTGGCTTCTGTGATGCCCTTGACCTTGTTCACGAAGTATTCGTGAATGGCGACCTCGGCCTGTTCTGAACGACCATTGATCAGGTCTTGAATGACTTGCTTGAGTTCCATTTCACAGTCCAATCGAAGAGAGATGACGATCCAGCGTCTGAGCAGTGGTGCCTTCATAGTCACGAGATGCGTCGGTGTCACCAACATCAAGGTGCGACCAGTGCCCGTGCTTGTCGAGCTCCACGGTACCGCAACCAAAGGTCTTGTAGTACGTGCCAGGAACGGACTGTGCCTTCCACCCATGCGCGCGCAGCACACCAACGTATTCCTTCTTGATCCACGGTTCCAGCTTCTCGTCGTCACTGGCTTCAAAGAGTTCATGTACCTTCATGTTCGTTCCTAGTAGTTCTAAGTTATTTAGAGCTTTTGTCTAGCCGCGCGCCCGTTAGCACAGCTGAATCCAGACTCTTTCCTGGTAGTTCTTCCAACTTCTCATCGATCGCCTTCAGCAACCGATGCATGCCATCGACAACTACCCACTTACTTTTCAGCTATTTGTCTGTGCTCTTGAAGAGCTTATTCAGCGAATACAACACTCCATCATGCGTCACCGTGCTGTCATTCGACTCGTGGTAGATCTCGGTAAGTCGCATCAGACAGCCTTCGTTTCAGCATCAACGCTGATCATTCGAAGAATTTCTTCACGGGTTGCCACGATCGTGTTGTTTGTGATCTTGTTTCCCATGCCCGGAATGAAGGCATTGTTCCGCTTCCGATCACTCTTGACCTTGGCTTTCATGCCAGCAGCCTGAAGCGCAATGTTCAGGTACGTGGCTGCGACTTCGGCATTTCGGGCGGCGTAACGAGGATCCATAATCTCAATCATTGCGCTCTGATTTTGGTAAGCCCCAAGCGCCGTATCAAAAACCTCATCGATCTTTCGATCTGTTTCAACATCCTCACCGTCTTTTTCTGGGGCTGCGGGAATTACGACAGGTGGTTGAAGTTTCGTTTCAGTGATTTGTGAATACTGGTGATCATCGTGATTTCCAGGATCTACCTCAAATAGTTCATCTAGCGGGTTTTCATAAAGCGTTTGCATGTCTTAACTCCTTGTTGCGCCTCGGCGAATTGGTTTGCTCTTTAGTCCTAAACCAATCTCAGTCACTACTCTAAACAACATGCCCTGTTGCTGTGCGAATAGTGCTGCAGCCTTCCACTTTGCCTCGTTCAAGAGCAGCGCCCTCTTATCATTTTCACTGGCACCACGCTGAAGGATTGTCTCTTTGAGAGGCTTGATCTCAACAATCTCTTTCTTCAGGTTTCCGAGGCGATCCTTGTAGATCACCAGCGCATCTGGAAAATACTGATGGACCTTATTGTCAAACGGCGACAAGTACGGAATAGAGAACTCTTCGCTGGCCCACTGCATTACGGCTGGCGTGCTGTCAAGCCATTTGAAGAGATGCAGCTCCCATGAGCTGCGAAAGATGATCTTCTTCGGGTCGCCCAGATACTTCTGCGGGTTCTTAGGGATGAAGCGCCCCTTCATCGTGGTGCGTGCACGTTTTACCGCCATGATTCTGGCTCCCCAACAACTTCACTGTCGACGAAAAGTTCAGAAAGCCGCATTACCCGATGCCAGTAGTTGAGTAGTCAGAGCCGTCACCAGTGGAGGTGATGTATGTGGCAGGGATTGGGGTGATCACGGTGCTGTCATAAACAGCAGCGCGAGATGGCCTGGCAAAGGACTGATTGATCGTGGTGCCAACACCGAGCACTGCATCACGTGCCACGCCCTGCGAAAGACCACTGATCGTTGTCGCCACTGAACCAAGCCCAGGAACCGTACGGATTGCACGTCCGAGTGTTTCACTCGTGAGCTTCTGAGCCGCGCGCCCGGCAATTCCTGCCAGGATCGACGTGTAAGGGTTGTTCGTACCAACTGCGTTCTGATCACCAGAAGTAGCAGGAGGTGCGATGTCACCTGGTGCATCTTTCCATGGGGCCATTGCCTTCGAAGGATCGAGCGGCTGAAGCACTCGCATTGGCGTCATAGCCATGAAGTCGTAGTCGAACTGCATAGTAAACAGATTCGCTTCACTGACTTCATGGTTCATATCGTCCAGATCGAACGAAACCACGCGCGGATTCACGAAGAAGAACGCGACTTCCTTTGCGGCGCTGCTTAGGCCGTTCGTCACTGATGGATCCACGAACACCTGTGTGATCTTGATTGCCTGAATGATGCCACCCATGTCAGTATCGATTACACCGCGGTGCGCAAAGTCGTTTGTGACGCCCGGATCTGAGATGCCATCAGTGAACAACATCCCGTTCCCAGCCGAGTATGTGGCGTACGCTGAGGCGATGTCGAAGCCGGCGGTGGCAGAGCGGCGCGTGATTGGCGAGTGCACCATCATCATGAACCGGAAGAACTCGTACACATTGTTTCCGACGTCATCGAGGAACGTCATGGTCAGTTCACGGTGCTTGATGTTCTTCAAGACCTTCGTCTTGAAGTTGTACATGTTCACGTCTTCGTACTCGAAGTCGACCTTTGGCCGGTCGACTGTCTTGATCATGAACACGAAGTTCCGATCAATCTTCGCGGCCTGCAAGAAGTTTTGTACATCTGGCGTCTGCTTGAACAGGAACTCGACACGGAAAAGAAACTTCAGTTTCGGCCGAAGCGAAGAATTCACCATCGAGGCCGCATACGAGGTTGCATGCCAGGGCGCATGCCAGGAACCGTTGTTTCTATTTACGGGGTGATTCGCGGCCCCGCCGAAAGCACCATTCAGCGCTGCATTCAGCGGAGTAGCAACGAACTGCTCAACAGCCGTACCGAACAGCTGTGTCGCAGTTCGCTCGACGTCGATTCCTGAAGCCTTGACTAGTTGTGAGATGTCCATAGGGTACCTGATTCAAGTACCTATTTAGATCAGCCGCTACAGTGAGGTTATCACACGTGCGAGGCGAGCGCCATGGCCGAACCGGTGAAGACATATGGACCAGACAGATCAGCCTGCTTGATCCAATATCCAGACGGGAGCGGCGAAAAGCCAGCTGTCGAAGCATTGGTGATGAAAGTTGTTCCGTTGTACTCCATCAGCTGATCAGTCTCAGTGTTGTGAATGATGGTGCCAGTGCGTAGGCCGTTCACCACCGTGGTTCCTGTTGGACCGTATCCTGCAACGAGCGCGGCAATCTGCGCCACGTTCAGTTCTTGGATCTTAAGTGCTTCGAAAACTGCTGTCATGTTCTATCCTTAGTCCTCAAGGCCGCTGTAATCTAGGAGCTCGCCGAGATCAACATCAGCAACTGCAGAGATTTGCTCTACGTCGTGGCGTGTAATTGGCGCGTCTTGCTTGAGCGAGCGCGCAATGTCAAATACGGCATCTGTGTCTCGCTGCGACATTGTGCTGCTACCTTCATGTGGGTTCCTTGTGATGTTCTCTATTTACACTCGTAAGAACCGCGAGCCCGTTGCGAGACCAACGCTGGATCCTTTGGCAGTTGATCTGCCCACTGATAGTTCAACCAGTTCGGCGAGGCAAGACGATATTGCAGCGTGTTTC